GTAAAGCCACCATGCGATGCCGATGACGGTGGCGATGAGGGTAGAGACGATCGGCATCATCCAGAGCATCAGCTTGATGGCCCGGAGCAGCGCCACCATTTCGCGGAAGAGGCGGAGCATCGCGACGTGCTGCCGGCCGACCTGTTCGGCGTACGGGCGCACGTTCTCCGGTACCTGCAAGATCAGGCGCTGAACGCCAGTCGGGATCTCCTCCTGGTCGAAGTCGGCGAGGTCGTGGTGGCTTGGCATTGCTTCGGTCATGTCGACCCCACGATAACCTCGACGACCCCAGTTGGATTGTCGCGCAGGTACTCGATCACCCGCTCGGCAAACGCGCGGTGTGCAGTCGGCATCTTTCCGACGGTGGTCGTAGCCGAATCGCGCTCCAGCATCGCAGGCCAATGGAGAACGATTGGATGGGCTGGAGTGAACCGAGCCGGTTCGGCAAGTATGAATGGGGGTACCTCGAGCACGAGCCGCTCGGACGTTTCTTCGATGGTCTTCATGAAAACCTCAGTAGTAGGGCACCTTCCGTGCCGTGCCTCCGATGTGGATCGTGACGTATCCCGCCGGAGTCGCAGGCAATGCGCCTGCTCCACCTGCGCCCGGAGCCGTCGCGGTCGTGGCGAGCGAAGCGAGGTTGAGTTCGGCTTGGGTGAGCGTTGTGCGGCCGGCGAGTGAGTCGAACGTGGCCATCTCAATGCTGCCGGCGGCGTAGATGCGTACCTTCCCGAACGCAAGTGGGTGAGCTGCCGAGAGGACCAGGTCAGACCCATCGCTGTAGGCGCTTGGGTTCGTTCCTGTGGGTGTGGCGCCGTTGGCGAGCAACCAGAGTGCTCCGTACCCGGTCTCGCTACCAACGAGCGGACCGAGAGCGGCGAAGGCGTCGCTCCCACCGTTCCCGAACGAACCTACCCCATGCGCTCCGGCAACCTTGGCCCGCGTGACACCGCTTGCCTTCAGAAGAAGGCTCTTTGTCGCATCGAAGTCTAGTTGTGCGTCGCCACCGGCGAACGCATTGCCATCGAGCTTCACGTTCCCTGCGTCGAAGCTGATCGTCCCGCCGTTCGCGAGTGTCATCGTGTTCGCGTTTGCGAGTGGCCAGGTGCACGCATCGAACCGAACGCGCGCGCCGTCACTCGTGACGCTCGTCAGATCTATGTTGCACGCATAGAACCGAACGACGCCACGATTGTCCGGCGTGACAGTGCCCTTGATGGTTCCTGCGCCGTAGTAGAAGTGGCATCCGACGAAGTTCGCTCCGTTGACGAGCGGTTCGATGTGTACGGCTTCGACGGTCGAATGGTTGAAGCTGGACCCCGTGATCTTTGGGTGTCCGTCGTTCCCGTTCGCGTTGTCGATGTAGCATCCATACGAGTTGAGCTCGAAGCTGCACCCCGTACCGTTGAAGTTTCCTGCGTTGATTCGAAGCCCGTACGTTCCTCCGTACCCCTTCACGTTCGTGGCGACCACATAGTCCATGCCTTCGGTCCGGATCGCTGCACCGTTGACAGGAACGTAAACGCGCACGCGCGATATCTGGACGCCGCTCTGGGCCTCTTCTCCAGTCGAGACACGGATCCCGTCGCCACCTGGTGTAACGATATCGACATCAGAGACGACGCCGTCAGAATGGCCGCCAGCGTTCACGCCATGGTTATTCGCGCCAGCGCCAAACGTGCCGATGAGTTTGCACTGGTAGATGCCACATCCCGGCCCGCCGAACGGTGGCGCGATCGACTGATTGCTCGTGCATTGGAGCGCGCTCTTCTGGCCGACACCGATGATCGCGCATCCAGCAGCAAGTAGGCCGGTGTAGCCATCGATGATGTACGTCTTCGCTTGGAGTAGTATAGGTTTTGCCGCCGCTAGAGCCATCGTCATGGCGGCAGCGTCTGTGGCGTTGTCGCCACCCTTAGCGCCGAACTGTTCGAGTATCACGCAGCCATCCAGCGTCGTCACCTGGCGAACGTTGATCGTGAGGTCGCCCACGGCGTTGCAGTCGCCGACGTAGAATCCGGAGACGCACAGGGCGCTCGTCGAGCGCACCAGTTTGCCGGAAGAGTCCACGCCGACGGCGCTCGCCACGCCCACGCCGAGCCCGGTGATCGACGCGAGCACGACGCCCGACGTCTGACCGTAGATCTGCCCGCTCGAGCTCGCGGTGGTCGCGACGCCGCTCGGGATCGGCGTTTGCGTCAGGTTCGCGGTGTTGGCCACGAGGGCGTACCCGCCCACCATGACGAACGCGTACCCTTTTGGGACAGACCCGCTTGCGTTGTACGAGCTGACCGATGGCCCATCCGGGCCAGGAATCTGCTCGGTGACCACGATGGTGTCGGTCAAGTCGTCCTCCGTCCGATGTACTTGCCGGCCATGAAGGTGACCGGTTCACCGCTCGCGTAGGTCACCACCAGTGCATGAATGCCCTGGTAGAACGGCGACACCGACACGCTGAGCTTTTTGCGGATCGTTTCGATCTGCTGCGCCGTGATGACCATCGAGATCTGGCCGTCGAGCAGGGTGATTCCGCCGCCGTCGGTGAGCGTGAGGATCGTCGCGCACCCGAAGTCTCGCCGCACGGTCCACAGCGCGTGAGCTCCGCCGAGTGGCTGCGGCACTCCGGAGGACGTCCAGAGGAAGTTGCGGCGCCAGGTCGTGTTGCCTTCGACCCTGAGATCGTAGTCGATGACGGGCATCAGTCTGCCACCGAGAGGGTCTTGACCTGCCACTGCCACTTGAGCGTGGTTGCGGCCGCGCCGGTGGCCTTCACCAGCACGTCGTTACCCGAGACCACGAAGGTGATGGTCCACGGGTTGCCGTCGGCGTCCGTCCCGAGATCGGTCGGCGAGGTCCCCCATGCGACGGGGCCAGCCCCGTTGCGATAATACTTCTGCCGATACGCGAAGAACGCCTTGGTAGCGGTCGCTGCCTTCTTGACCGAAGCATAGACATCGATCGTGATGTTGCTGTTGGCCGGGACCGGAATGGTGGCGAACGTGGTGACCGTCGCGTCGGAGGTGGAGAGAAGGCCCGCGGAGCTCGAGCCGGCGTTGCCGCGGATCAAGTTGTTGATCTTCGTGATCCACCCGAAGGCCAAGCTGCCTTCCTGGCGCTCGTTCGAAGCCATCAGGCGCGAGCCGCAGTAGATGCCGAAGGTCGTCCGGTACGAGCTCTGGGCCTTCCGGTTGATGTCGATCCCGTTGTTCACCAGCGATTCAAAGATGAGCGCCCACGGCGCCGCGGGAGCCACGAAGGTCGCGGTCTTGGTCGTCGAGTTGATGGTGATGGCGGGCGCAGCGACACCATCGTCGAGCCCCACGATCGCGATCGACCAAGGGCCGACGCCGGCCGTGCTGGCGAGCTGGATGGTGATGGTGTTGCCGGCGGTGACGTCCACGCCGTTCGTGGTTGCCCGCGGCGCGCCAGCGCCATCGGCAACGGTGCAGACGGGGGAGGGATTGGCCATCGATCCTCAAAGGCTTGCGGTATGCACGCGTTCAGTTGCGTGCGGGGGTGAAGCTGCCTAGCTTCGCAACATGCGACACACGGCAACCATTGCGCTCGGACTCGTTCTCACCATGGCATGCGGAGGGTCGGTGACTGCCGATGCCGACGGCACCGGCTCGCCGCCGACTGACAGCTTGCGGCCGATGCTCCTGGTCGACGGCGGCGTCGACGCAAAGCCCGACGCCGATTCGTGCTGGCGATGCGCCGACCGCGCGTGGCGAAACGTGTGCGTCGTCCCGGCGGTTCGAGCTCCGGACGCCGAGAGCTGCGCCCACTGCGGCGAGCACTGCGTGTCCGATCCGGTCGATGCCGGCGGCGACTAGAGCGCGTTGCCGCCGTCGCCAGACCGCAGCGAGGCGAACGTGGTCTTGTCGGCTGAGTTCCAGGACATGAAGCCGTTGCCGCCCGAGCGGAGGTAGCGGCGAGCTGCGCTGCCGACGAGGCGGCCGGCGAGCTTCCACGTCGCCCCTCGGTCTTGCGAGTAGGCCACGCGCGCGTCGTCGTTCGTCATCACGATCAGGTCGCCCACGCAAGCGACGTCACTCGCCACGAAGTCGGCGCTGATGGTTGTGACGAGCGACCAGTTCAGGCCGCCGTCGGTGCTGCGGTAGAACTCGGTGCGACGCGTGCCGGTGGTGGTGGAGACGGTGATGTACCATTCGTCTCGGACCGAATTCCACGCGGGCTTGCCGAGGAGCGAGTTCGCGCTCGCGTCCGCAGCGGTCATGGCGAGCGTCACCTGCACGTTGTTCCATGTCGCACCGCCGTCGGTGCTCCGCATGATGTTGAGGCGCGGCACGCTCGCATCGATGTAGGCCGCGATGGCGCGACCCGGGATGCACGTCACTTCGGGCGCCTGCGTGCCGACGTAGGTGGACCACGCCGCCGGCACGGTACCGCCAGTCCACGCGCCGGTGCCTGCGGTGGAGAAGTCTGCGTGACCCACTGCGCCGGTGCGGTAGACCGCGATGAACTTCGCCGCCGTCGCCTCGTAGTCGCAACCGCCGCCAGCCGGAGCGGCAACCAGATTGCCCGAGGACGGTACCCAGGTGTACGTGGCGTACGCGGTGCGAGTGCCGGTGTGGATGTTCGTTGCGTTGGTCATCACGACCACGCTGCCGCCGCTCGAGACGGCTACGTCGACGTCGACCTTTGCAGCGCCGCCGAGAGAGGCGGTGAGGTTGGTCCACGTGCGCCCTTCGTCGAAGGTCACCTCGAGAAAGTCGTTGCCGCCGTCGCCGACCGCGAACCACGCTTGGTCCTTCGCCGACCACGCGCCGCGCTTCAGGTTGTTGGTCGTGCCGCCCTTGATGGTCCAATTCAGAGCGGCCGCGAGCGATTGCGCCAACGTCATCTGCGCGACGTCCACCGCCGCGGCATGGTCGATGTCGAGCGCGTTCATCTGCGCGCTCGTGAGCTTCTCGTTGACGGCCCAGCCCGCCGGTTTGACGCGAGTGAAAGCCATGGGTCAGCTCACGCTCAGCAGGGCATGGCCAAGCATCCTCGCGAGCGCTCGGTCGAGGACGAACTGGACGGGCTCCGGCGGCGTCGATCCGTCCGACCGAAGAACGTTCGGCTCCGAGATGGTGACGACCACGAAGCGTTTGTCGGTGTGCGGCTGGACCACCACTCGTGGCATGCGCTCACCGTGCGCGAGGCGCGCGGCGCACTCGTCGCACTGGAAGATCTCGGCGGACTGCTGCCGCACGAGCTCACTGCCGCATTGGAAGCAGGTCTGCATCAGTCGAATGCCTCGTTGTCCAGGTTGTGTTCGTCATCGAGGTAGAAGCCAGCACCGAAGCCGCTGAGTCGGAACCAATCGAACGTGATCCACGCCGGCAGCACGCCATCGAGCGCGACCATCAGCGCACCGCATCGAGCGTAGAAGTCTTCGTCGCTCATCGAACTGGGTTGCGTCACCTTCACGGCCAAGTGAGCGACGCTCGAGTACCAGTTGATCGCGCCGTGCGAACCCATCGGCCACCCCGTCGGCGTCCACACCGACGCCGCCGAGCTGTCGGTGTGAACCACCGCCACGAATGCCGCGCCGAGGATGCTGGTGCAGATCCCCAGGATGGTGGGTGGATCGGCGAACCCGACGCGCGCTTGGGCGACTGCGATGCGCGCTCGACGATCCTGCAGGGTGTCGGTGGGGAACGACGGAAGGGCGTAGATCTTTTCCCACCGTTGCAAAAAGTCGGTGACGCGCTCTCCCTGCCACTGGTTTGCAAGGCGCGCGTTCTGGCTCCACATGGCCTGAAGGCACCGCGCTTCCGCCAAAAGCTCGAGGTAAACGATGCCGTCCGGATCGAGCGCGTCGTACGCCGTACCAAGTTGGGACGCGAGCGATTCTACGATGTGCTTCAGCGATGGGGTGCCACCGCCGAGGCGTTGGGGGGACGGCGAAAGACCACCGAACGTAGGCATCAGCCCGTCTCCACCAGGACCACCTTGCCGGTGAAGTCAGCGGCGGCGCCCGCGAGGTTCCACAGGCGAACCGTAACGACGTTCGCCGCCGTTACCTCGGCGTTTGCGATGGCCGCCTGGTTCTCGAAAAACGCCTTGGCCCATCGCAAATTCAGCGCATGGCTCTCGCCGAGTTCGTCGGTGACAGTGGCCGGCCACGTGAGCGTGTACACGCCGGCACCGGTGCGAGCGAGCACTGGGCGCACCGAGAGATCGTTGCCCCACATCGAATCATGCGGGTTGGTAAGGGCGAAGGCTGGGGTGGTGGGGTCGCTGGTGAAGCGCGCCCATGCGCGGGCCGCGGTGTGCGTCATCGCCGCGGTGGACGCCTTGCACGCGTTCATGCCGTCGGCATCCTGGTCCGTCGTGGGGTCCTCCACCGGCCACGCGTTCGTGAGCACTCCGCCGTACGTGGCCACCGTGTCGATGTCGGGCGTCGTCATGGTCTGCCTCAGATGATCGGGAAGAACCCGATGTGACGCGGGATGAGCTGGTTGGGCGGCGAGGTGACGGCGCCAGGGACCGCGGGCGTGGTAGTCGATCGGTACAGGTAGGACGTATCGGTCACCTCGTCGCCGCTGACCTCGACCTTCCGCAGAAGCGAGCTGTCGAACGATGCCGGCCAAGAGTTGGTCGTGAGCGGGTGTCGGTAGGCGCGCGCAAGAACGCTCACATTTGCCGTGAGTTCGCCGGGGCCCATCAGCGCGGTGGCGTCGATGAACGCCTTCACGTACGCATCCATATTCGACGCGTCGGGGAAGACGAAGGGCGTTCCGCCGAGCGCGAGCGCCGCAGCGAGGTTGGCGAAGGGCGTGTCGACCGTCACCACGTAGGCGCCCACCGAACCGGTGAACGAGACCACCTTGGCTCGCTTGAGCTCTCCCACGATCGGATCGAAGAAGCAGATCCGGGTGACGTTGGCCGTCGGCGCCGTGTCTGCGTTGACGGTGAACGTAGCCCCTCCTGGGCTGACCGAGGTCACGTTGCCGCTCGGGAACACGGTGGTGCTGAGCATGCGCGGCCAGGGCGTTCCGTCCGTCCAGCCGCCACCGGGCCCCGCGGGTGAAGCTTGTGGGGACGGGGGCAGGGTCAAGCCGACCATCACGTCGACGTTGACGTCGGTCACGGTGGTGGTGACCACTTCCACCCATTCGGGGATGACGCCGGCCAGGTAGGGCACAACGGTGCCGGCCATCACTGAGCTCGAGACCTGGCGAGACTTGGAGGTCTTCGACGCGTAGCCGACCACCACCACTCGGACGGTCGCCGGCCCATTGGCAGCGGGGTGGCAGAACGCTTTCTGAACGATCGGCGTCGACGCTTCTGCGTATTCGTTGAGCTGCGCCCAGTTCCCGCTTCCCGGCGGGTTCTGCAAGCGATCGAGCAGGCGCGCGCGCGACGTCTCCTCGTCCTCCGCATCGTGGCCGCCGGTGAGGCCGCCCGTGCCGACGAGCTGCTTCTGGTTGCAGTACGGCGGCGAAGCAACCCACGTGAGGGTGTCCCCCGCCGCGTGGTCGGTCGCAGCGCCGCCGTCGACGGCTTGCACGATGACGAGATCGCCCGGGGAGTAGACCCCAGGGCTAACGACATTGAACCGCTGACTCAGCGCATCGACAAGCTGCGCACCGGCCGGGATCGTCGTCGCCGCCGCCGCATCGAGCACGATTGGACCGGTGGATGGTGACGCGCCGCGCGGCGCGAGGTTGACGATGTCGAGCTGCCTGGTGAGGTCGTCGCCGGTCGCCGTGTCCGGCATCTGGGCGTCTGCCTTGACCTGCGTGTTCACGTAGAGCGGCGTGAGCTCGTTCGCAAGCGCAGTCGCTCGCACGTAGTAGTCGCTGCCAGGACCGACTTGGGGATCGGTGATGCCTCGGCGGATCAGGCCGTTGCGAATGACGCGAAGGTAGTCGTCGCGGATCTCCTCCGTCGTCTTGGTCGCAAACTTGTTGATGGTCGCCATCAGATCTCCGATCCCATCTCGATGCCGGTCGAGAGGTCCACCCACTTCACCAGCCCGAAGATGCGCGAGGCGCCTGCGCGCTCGACGCTCACCTTGACCAGCCGGATGATTCCTCCAACTACGAGATCGCTGAGACTCTCTTGCACGTCGATCTCAACCTGGCGCGCCGTTCGCTCGCTGACCTTGCCGCCGGTGTCGCGCTTTCCGAAGCCAGGAAGAGCCGACGAATCGCGAAGCGTTTGGATTCTGAGCTGGACGAGCTGCGCCGCGGACGCCATGCCCGATGATGAACCGTCGCTGTTGAGGACGTACTGGCGAGAGGCGGGGTCAATGAGCCTGCACGACTGGCGCACCCCGTACGCGTCAACGAACAGGTTCCCCGATGGGACCGTGGCGAAGTCGACGTCGCCGGTGCCGGCGGGAGACGTGCCGGCGGCCGAGAATCCTGCGCCGGAGCTCACGTGCCCTTCGCTTTCGTGGTGGCGTAGTTGTTACCGAGCCACGTCGTGAGTGCGGTTTTGAGCGCTGCGCCGCCGTCGTTGGCAACCGGTGTCCACCCAGTGATCGCACTCTGCAGGTCGGAGATGGCGAGGGCCTTGGCGAGAAACTCCGCGCCGCCGTCGCCGATCTTGACCGTGGTGCCGGTGACCTCGATCGAGCCGTCTTTGCGAATGAAGATGATCGCCGTGCCGTCGCTCGCAAATACCGCGGTCTCTCCGTCGTCGAGGCTGGCGTAGATCGCCGCGCTCCGATCGTCTCGAGAGGCGATGATGGCATCGTGGTCGCTTCGCTTGACGATGACCACCTGCGCGGCCGACTTGCCGGGCACAGGCTTTTTCGGGCGCGACACGAACCCGACGTGCTGCCACCACTCGGACACGTCCCCACTTGGGACACTCGTCACGACGTTGCCGATCTGCGCGACGATGAGGCCGGTCGCCTTCGAGATCGTGGTCGAGAGAACGTCGAGCCCAACCTCGATGAGCAGCCCGAGCCCCGGCGCGCTCATTCGCCAAACTCCAACGTGTACGGCATGATGAGCTCCACCGAGGTCCGCGTGCCTGCCTGGCGCGATTTCTCGAACGTGCGAGAGAGGACGTACATGGTCGTATGCATGTTGCTCACGTCGTCGTCGACCTTGACCATCGTGTCGACGCACCACGGCGCGCCATTGATCGTGTGCCCTTCGAACGCGTAGTGCGCGCTCACGCCGGAGCGCTGACGCAATGCCATCTCGCGGCGCACGAAGTTGGAGAGCTGCTCGGTGGTCTTGCTCTCGTCATCGTGGAGGTAGAGCGCTCGGAACTGCGCGCGCGCCATGTTCGCGATGACGCCCCCGTTGACGAGCAGGCCGCCGAGCTTGGCCCGCTGGTTGAGGAGGAGCGCATCGGGGTGCCGGGCGAGCTCGTCGACCACCTCAGGGCGGGTGATGCCGAGTTCGTCGAGCCCGGTGAGCTCGTTCACCATCGCGACCTTCATGCCCGATCGCGTGTACTCGCCGCCGCCGCCAAAGCCGGTGGCGATGAGGACGCTCGGTTGGTTCGATGCGTTCACGCCCACTTCGCTGTGGATGACGTTGTTTCGGCTCGTGTCGGTGAGCTTGTGGATGATGGGCCACCCGGCGTCTTGCTCGAAGTCGGGCCGGCTGACGATGATGTCGTCGCCGTCGGAGGAGAGCCAGATCCACAGGCCGAAGCGGTGGGAGAGGCGGGCGAGGAAGGCGAACACGCCCTCTTGCGGGTAGGGCTTGAGCTGGTGGGCAAGAAACGACTTGAGCGGCTTGCCGGCCTTGGTGGTCTTGATGCCTTCGAGCGAACCCGTGATCGCGTTCCGGTTGGCCTCGTTGCTGATGAGGATGTGATCGCTCGTCCAACCGTAGTCGGCGAGGACGTCGACCAGGATGTCTTCGAGGGTCGACTGGGCCGAGAAGCGGAAGCGCTTGGGGTCTGCGTTCGCGTCCACCAGCGGCGAGAGCCGATCGCGCCCTTCGACGTGCAGCTTCGTGCCGCTGCCGTCGCGACCGCTGGTGACCTTGAGCGAGTCGACGTAGCCGTCGGCTTGCTTGAAGCCGTTGATCGACAGCGTTACGCGCTGCCCAACGAAGATGCTCTCGAAAACCGACCGGTTCACCTGCTCGTCACCGATGACGAACGAGAAGGCGTCGGTCGGCGTGAGGAAGTGCGAGTTGAACGAGTACGAATCGAAGCGATCCACCTCGGCGGTGACCGCGTTGTTCGCGTCCCGCAGTTGGAGCACGATCGTGTCATCCTCGCTCGAGGTCGGCGGTCCGGCGTAGGTCATAGCGGGAGGAGGTACCGGACCACCGTGCCCTTGCGGACCACGGGACCCGACGCGAGCGACGGGTTCAGGTTGAGGAGCTCTCGGGCGCTGGTTCGGGTCGGCACGATGAGCGACGCAAGGGTGGCGTCGCGCGGCACCGTGTAGAAGCCGATCAGCCGGTTGGCCACGGTGAGCTGCTGCTTTTTCAGGTCGTGAAGAAGCGCGCGCACGCGCTCGCACGCCGTGACGATCGGCCACGCCGCGTTGTCGTGCAGGTGGAGCACGGCATCCTCGAGCAGCGACGCGCGGTAGGCAACGTGGTTGATGTACCCCCCGTACTTGGCGGACGTCAGGGTGATCGTGTTGAACGGCTTCGTGGCGAGCCGCATCGCATCGGCGAAGGAGAACGAGCGGACGGAGGTGGAGAGCAGCGGGTTCGGGTAGGCGGCCACCTCGGCGTCGAGCGCGTCGGCCTGTAGGATGAGCTCGGCGACCGGCGACTTCCGGGCCAGGATGTCTTGAAACTCGCTGACAGTGTCGTCGAGGCTTTCCGTCCAAGTCGCGTTGCAATCGCAACCGTCGCGCGAGTTGGCCGACCAGGTGAAGTCGGCCGAGTGTGGCTTGCACCGGATCGGTCCAAGCTCCGGGTGCTGGAGCACGCCGCTGGTGCGCGTGGCGAATGCGGCGAGGAAGAGCCTGAAGGTGTCCGGGTAGAGAAAGAGCTTCCCCCACGTCTCCGACGGCCCCGGGTTCACACTGTTTTTGAAGGGGATCGATGCGCGGAACTGGAGCGGCTGCCGGCCGGTTGCTTCGACGTGGCCGCCGTCGCGATCGGCCCACTTGTGGATGACGTGATCGTGCGCGACGCCGGTGGAGAATTGGACGACGGGAAAGGAGACGTCTCGCCACTTGTACTCGAGCAGCTGCGAGAGGACGTCGCCCATCTACTGCGTGCCTCCGCGTGGAGCTGCCGACATCGGCGCATTTCGGTTCGGGTTGTTGGCTGCCGTCGCTCCGCCGTTCGCCTTCAGCGCGGCGGTGTTGGCCTTCATCTCGTCGATGAGCTTTTGCAGCGCTCCGTCATGGGCGATCGCAGTGGCCTCTTGGACCTTCTTGCCCTTCGCGTCGAGGTCGGTGCCGGCCACCGCGTCGATCGCGGTCCCGACTCCGAGCGCGCGCGCCATGTGCGGAGCGATCTTGTCGGCGCCGAGCGAATCTTTCTTCGCCTGCGCCACCATCTGTTCGGCCTGCTCGACGGTGATCTTGCCCGACCTGAGATCGTCCTCCACGCGTTTGCCGGCGCCAGCGTCGGCGACCGTTGCTCGCATGGCGTTGGCCTGCGCCGCGGCGGCCGCGACCACGCCAACCGCGCTGACGCCGCTGCCTCCACCGCCACCGCCACCACCCGCGCCCGCTGCCCCGGCCGCACCTGCTGCACCGCCGCCGGCCGCCGTCTGGACGCCGAGAGCGCGAGCGATGGCCGCGGAGATGACGTTGCCGATCTGGGCCGCGGCGATGTCCTTGCCCACCTGCAGGGCGATGATCGCGCCGATGCCTGCGATGGGGTGCTCGATGAATGCGTCGGTGAGTTTTTGGAAGGCGTCGATCGCCGATTCGATCTTCGGCTCGAGCTCCGGGAGCTTGTCGGCGAAGCGTTCGAGGTACGGCGTCAGGCGTTCTTGCAGGATCTCCGAGACGCGAGCAACGGCTCGGTGGAAACGTTCGCCGCTGCCGGCGCCGACGTTCGCGACGTCCTCGGCGAGCCCCTTCTCGGTGTAGCCACCCTCGGTGAACTGCTTCACGTCGGCCGCCACGCCCGCGCGCCCGCCCGCCTTGTAGGCGTTCTGTTCGGCGAGGAAGAGTGCGATCGAGCGGTCGCCGATGCCCGCGGCGTGAAGCTTGCCGATGTCGCCCTTCGTCTTGTCCATGATGTTGGCGATGAGCTCGGACGGGTCGAGGAGCTTTCCTTGCGCGTCCGTCGTCTTGATGCCCATCGCCTGCATGCTGGCCTTGTGCGTGCCGACGTCGAGCGCGAGGTGCTTCACCGCGGTGGCCGATTCGGCGCTGTCGCCGACGGTGCGCATGGCGATTTGAGACAGACCGATCAACCGCTTCTGGTTCTCGGTCTGGTCGCCCTGGTAGGCGCCGGCGGTCGCGGTGATGGTCGGCACGTGGGCCACGAGGTCCTGCATGTCGACGGCGCCGTGGCGAGTCTGGCCGACGATGCCGAGCATCATCGCCCGCATGGCCTTGTCATCAAGACTCGGGTTCTGCACCCGAAGCGAGCCCGCGGTGGTCGCGATGTCCGTGATCGATGCGCCAGTGGCCTTGGATAGTTGCGCAAAAAGCTCAGCCTGCTGCATCGCCCCCGGCGCGTCGGAAGCCTTCGCATAGTAGGCGTTCATCGCCTTGGTGATCTCGGTCGCGTCAACGCCGGTGCCCATCGCCACCGCGCGCGAGCGGGCCATGATCTCCTTGGTCGAGAGGCGCTTGCCGGTGGCCGTCGACTGGTTGGAGAAGAGCGCCGCCTCTTGCTCGAGGCTGAACTCCTTCTGCACCGCATCCGCCACGCCGAACCCACCACCGAGCGCGAGCAGCGACCCGCCGACGCGCGCTGCCGTGCCGGCGAGGCTCGTGAGGCTACCCCCGATGGTTCGACCCATGCCGCGGGCGAACCGCTGTCGCGCCTGGTTCTTGCGCTCCTCGGCGCGCTCCGTCTCTCGGACCTCGTCTTCGGCGATGCGGTAGGCCATCCTCGCCGAGTTGAGCTGGATTTGCTGGCGCTGGTTCGCCCACTTCTCCTCGAGCTTCACCTTCGCGGCGATGGTCTTCTCGGCCGCCTTGAGGTCGTCGGTCGCGGCCTTGGTCGCAGCCTTCAGCTCCTTGGCCTTCTCTTGCTCGACCCACTTCCCAAGCTTGGCGAACTCGCGTTCCTTCTCGGCGTTCGCCTTCTTTGCGGCGCGCACGTCGTCATCGTAGGCGCGCTTGGTCGCACGCTCGACGCGGGCGGTTGCCGCCTCAACGGAACGAAGCGCCTGCTCGACGCTGGCGATCCCGCCGACCTGGAAGTTGATCTTGATGGGTGCGGGCATGCATCACGATTCAGCGGCGGGATGTGACTCGGTGCTGGCGCTCGTTGAAGCGTCGTCGGGCTGCGAGCCATCCGAGGAGCTGTCCGTCTGTAAGGAGCGCAGCCGGGATGCCATAGAAGTCAGCAGGCTCTTCAGCACTTCCGGCGAAAGCAAATCTAAAGGGAATCGGTCACCCGAGGCTACGAGCCGATCGACGAACGCGTCGACCTCCTCTTTCGTCATGCGCGCGACGATGGGCCCGAGCTCCGATTGGGTGCTGTGATAGTGCGACATCAGCACGCCGGTTTCGTCATTCGTGAACTCTGCACGCATCAGCGCAGGCGACGGGAAGGCGGGTTTCTTGAGGTCCTCCGGGTTGCGGCACGCGCGAAACAGGATCTCGATGGCCGCGGCGTTCCGATAGAGATCGTCGTAGCCCTGGTGGGCCTCGCCATCGCGCGGCAGCTGCACCGACTTGTCGCGAGAGAGGAACGACTTGCGCGTAAAGTCTTCCGCCGCCGCCGCGCACACCATCTGCTCCTCTTGCGTGAGGACCTGGATGGCGATGCGCGGCGCATCGATGCCGGCGGGGAACCGTCGCGGGAAGTCCACCAGCTTGTGGGGCCGCGGAACGGCGGTGATCCTACCCCAGAGATCGTCGCTCACTTCCAGTCCGCCGGCTCGCCGATGAAGTTGAAGGACAGCCGCGCCTCGGCGTTGACCGCGTGGCGGAAGTTGTCCTTCAAGATGAAGCCCTTCGTGGTGAGCGAACGGCTTGCGGCGAAGATCGTGAGCTCAACGATCTGGATGTCGCCAGGGTTGATGAAGAACTTGCCGGGATTGAGCTCGAAGTCCCGCGCCGGCACCCCGTTCTCGAGGTCGATGCGAACGATGGGCGAGCCCGGCGACATGCCCGCGAAGCCCTTGGCCACCGTGTTGACCTCTTGCATCCGCGCGTCACGGTCGACGGTGATTCCGCTCTCTTCGGTGAGCAGCGCGCCGTCGAGGTACGCAACGGCCAGCGTGTAGATTTCGAGTGCCATGGCTGGTCAGTCCTTTCACGCCACCTGGTCGATGCTGAGCGCCGACTGGTGCAGGATGTCGATGGGTTGAAGCGGGATCTTCGCGCTGAGGCGGGTCTTGGGGTTGTCTTCCTGAATGCAGTACGTGTTGGCGATGATGGTCGCCGCGTTCTGCAGCAGATCGGCCTTGTCCCAATCGTCGGTGTGCTTGTTGATCGCCGCGAGCGCGATCCGAGGCGTGACGACGGTGGGGCCTTGGATGCGCTGTCCCTTTTTGGGATCGGGCCCGATCTTCTTGCCGGAGAACTGCAGGGCGAACTTCGCCTGCAGCCCGTCGGCGTAGAAGTCGCAGATCGTGACCTTGTGGGCGTCTCGAATCCGGTAGTCGGAGATCGAGTTGGTCAGCGACCGGGTGGTGATGCGGCTCACGAGGTAGGTCTTGCCGCTGGCGTTGATGCCGATCGGCGTCAGACCATTGTTGAGCGCGCCCTTGATGACGGTGCGGGTGGGCGTCGTGCCGCTGCGCGGGTAGGGCACGGTCCAGAGCGTGTCGAGGGTGTTGGGGCCGAGGCCGAGCGAATCCCAGTTGCATTGCATGCCCGTGATTCCCGCGGCCTCACCGAGCGCGTACAGCGCAGCGGCGTCGGCCGCGAGCTCTGCCGGCGTCCAGTCGAGCTTTTCGCCCCAGACGATCTCGGCGCGCGCCGCGTTGACGCCCACCGCGATGGTCTGCGCGTTCGCCTCGGTGTCGATCGAGCCGCAGAAAGCTCGCTGGCGAATGCCCGTGGTCGGGAGCGCCTGCGAGTTGACCTGCGTCACCAGAGCACCGAACTGCGTCGCGTCCTCGGCGGCGCTGACGATGTAGTAGAAGCGCGAGGCGACGATGTTCGTGAGCGCCGTTGCGTTCGAGTCAGCGGTGGTGCCGCCGGTGAAGAACGTTTGGGCGATGACGTCGACGCTGGTGCCCACGCCGGCCCCGGTGATGGTGGCCGACCCGCGAAGCCAGTTGCCGCGCGTGCCCTTCTGTTTGGCGGTCAGCGTGAGGACGCCGAGCGCGTTGCCCGCGCTCACGGCCCAGTTGCCCATGCCGTTGACGGAGTTTTTGACGTTGGTGGCAACCGCGGTCGGCGTGTCGCCGACGGTGATCGGGGTGTCGACGAACTCGTCGCCGACGTAGAGCCGCACGTTCCCGTTCGCGGTCGCCGTGACCGTGAAGGTGAGGACGAGCGTGGCGTTTGCGCCCGCCGACTCGGCGACCACGATCGCATAGATGGGGGTGTCCTTGTTCTTGGCGATGGCGCGCCGCCACATGCGGTGGAGCTCCGAGCCCTGCCCGAAGAGCGCGATGCAGTCGGCCTCGGTGACGAGCGGGGTCGAGGTGAGCCCGAACGGGCCATAGAGCACCGTGCCGACCGTCGCTGGGGCGGAGCTCAGCTTGTTACCGATGAGGAGGATCGGGTAGACGGTGGACGCGCCGGAGGCGTCGCCCTGCGCGAAGTTGACTTCGACGTACGTGCCGGGGACCGGATCGTTCGCCGCGAGGCCGGTGAGCGGGATCGTGAAGGCCATGGTCAGGCGTCCTTGCTGGAGTCAGGGTGGTTTGCGACGGGCGGAGCGCTCTTGCCGTCGACCTTCGTCGGCGCGTCGAGCGCATCCCAGAACTCTTTCGACTCCTCCGCGGCCTTCTTTGCCGCAGCGGCGTCGAACGCGACACCGGCCGCCTTGGCGGTGGCCTCGTCGCACGCGAGGAGCGAGCCATCGCGCAGCGACTTCAGGTATTCGTCGGTCACCGGCACCGAGGTGACCTCGGCAGAAGCGGGCCAGCCGCCTTGCTTGCCGACGCCATCGAGGAAGGTTCGGCCGATGAACCGGCGAGCGCCCGCGGCGAGCGCCTCGTAGTTCACGACCAGGATCGCGCCGACCGCGCGCACGAGAAGTTTGTCAGCCATGAGGGTCCCTCTTCATTGCTGCTTGGAGCGCAGCCATTGTTTGCAGAATGCAACGGCCGTGGCCGTGTCGACGTCGGAGAGCTCTGAGGAGAAGGCGAGCGCGATGCCCACCGCGCCGCCGGCTGCGGTGCCGGCGAGGTCGCTGGGAAGGCCGAGGACGCCGAAGAACGGGGAGACAGCGAGCGTTCCCCATGTGCCGGTGCCGCTGCGGAGGGTGAGCACCGCGGGTTGGTCGTCGACCTGAAGACGAACGGTGGAAGCGATTGGGCCCGAGCTCGCCGAGACGCGAACCGCGGCCACGTGCCACTCGGTGTCGACGGCAAACTGGGTGTCGAAGGAGGAGCCGGTCACCTGAAGGCCGATGCGACCACCGACAGTCGATGGCGGGTTCGCCTCGAGCGCGATGGTTCCGGTGGCGACGGTGGACGTGACCATGGCGAGCGACGAACGCTTCTCCACGTCGTAGAGACGGAACGCGACCACGAACGTCTTGCCCGTGTCGGCCGCCAGCGTCTGGAGCTGCGCGAAGAGCTCGGCGCCCACGCGATCGCCCGCGATGATGGGGAGCCCGGTGTCGGTGTCGATGCCGTAGATCGGCTGGTTCTCCGGCGCGTTCGGCTGCATGGCGTTGCCGCCCGAGACCTGGTTTGCCCAGCTCGTGACGCCTGCGCCGCTCGCGTCGAGGCTGACGCCGTCATCGGCGACGAACATGCCGACCAGCGACGGGATGGCGGCGACCGTGACTCGCGCGTCGTCGACCTTCAGCGAGATCATGTCGACGGGCGCCTCGTTGCCAGACTGGGAGGTGATGAGCGCATCGAGGCCCGAGAAGTCTCCGTCGAACGCCGCATCGGGCGCGGGCATGTCGCGCTCGCGCACGGTGAGCGTGCCGGCCCACGTCGGGAAGCGGATGTTGGAGTCGTTGATGAAGGTCCCGAAGGTGCCGCTGGTGAGCTCGATGCTCTCGATGCCGGCGAGCGCCCACACTTCGGCGCCGGCTTGGAACTCCGGATCGAACATGTTCTCGATTCGGTTCAGCAGCACCGACTCGATGGCGTGAAGCACGGGCGCGAGCTGTTCGAACTGGGCGAGCGTGAGCGGTGGTAGGGAGTAGCTCACCATCCACGTGCTCTCGTTTCGCATGTACGACATCGAGGCGACGCCATACTTCGAGCTCACTCGGTGAACGGCGAGGAGAGGGAACGAAGGTAGCTGCACTTCCTGCAGCCACGGCCGCGGGTCGAGCGGCATCTTCACCGCGATCGGTCGCTCAATCCCACGAACGCCCGCCGCCTTCGCCTGCGCCACGAGGCGCTTGCCTACGTGCGTGTTGATGATCGACTCGAAGTAGAGGAGCGCGTAATAGATCGCCGGATCGGCGTCTCGCAGCAGGGATTGAGAGGTGTCGTCGGTGAGCGGGTAGGTGGCGCCGCCGTGGTTGAACGTGCCGTATGCCATCACCACCTCTGGAGCGGACGGAGGGAGATTGCAGCGCAGGTTAGTCCACCAAAAGGTGGCCCTCTTAGCAAGAGAGGTTGCGTGTAGGCTGCAATCGATTGAACCGAACTCGGTGGACCCGGCGGGAGTTGAACCCGCTGCCTCTCGCTTGCAAGGCGAGCGCTCTACCAGGTGAGCTACATGGCCCGTACGTGAACGAACGACGGTGACGCGGCTACGTACCGGACGCGTTGAAGCGTTCGATGGCGTCGCCGATGAAGTATTCGAGGCCCCATTCGAGCGTCTTCTCGCCGAGGTCCGCCGCCTCTTGCATGAACGGCGCGGGCGCGGTGCCCGGGTGCATGACCTTGCGCCGGAAGATCGTCTCGCCGTTGGCGACGAACCGTAGCGTGCCTCGCCGCTTCGCCTTGATCTCGTGCGGCGCGGTGCCGGCCTCGACGAACCGCGCGTGCTTCGCGTTCGCCGCCACCTCACCCTCGAGACTCCCGATGGTGTCGGTGATGCTGTTGCGGAGCACGGCGTTGGGGCCGTCGCGGAAGAGTGCGGTAGAACGCGCCGACTGAGCGGCGGCCTTGACCGCCGACGCGAGCGCCTGCTGCGCGTTGTTTCGGATCGACGCGTGAAAGTCGAGGATCTGCCGACGG